GAAGGGCCTATGACACGCTGGTTCTGGTGGTACATCCTCGGCGTGATCCTCGCAGCCGGCTGCATCGCAATTCAAATCGTCTTGACGGTGCAGCACGATATAAACGCGCTGCCACTTCGGTAGCGCAAACCAATCAAAATCAACTACTTACAACCAACGGGAGGGAGGCGAAAAGCCTCCTTCCTAGTTTCACTAAGAATCAGGTATTTTACATAGAACAAAATAGCCATTTAGAATCAACGGTTTACTAATCTCTTTACTTATTCTAAGAGAAAGATCAATCAAGAATAAATAAAAGAGAGCAATTCCTTCCACTTATATTAACTTAATATAACACATATGAATACGCGCTTTTTCGTATACGATTTTGAATCCCACTAGGTAAACCGGGAGCGACATGGTATGTGTATGATTATAAAAGACTTTTACTTAGAATCGAGCATAGAATTCTAGCCAGAAACCCTAGAATCACCCAGTACATTCTCGGAACGGCGCTTCTCGGCCCACTGCGCGCCCGTAGAAACGTAATTTTTACGCTTGACGCGTGGCTACGATAAGCGCATAATTCAATACGTTCAATGTACGTCGGGAGGATCGCTGATGACAGACGCGTATGAGATTTTGAAAGGCGTTCCCGCTCCACCGTCAAGCAAAATGAAGACCGGCATGACGGAAACCCTGCGCCGGATGGAGCATTTGGATTGTATTGTCGTGCCTGACAGTAAGAAGGGTAGTGTGTATGCCTGCGCGGCTCAAGCCGGCATAAAAATACGGACCAGGAGCAATCCCGACGGGCGAGGCACAACTGTTTGGCGTATAGATCTGCCTGCCGAAGACACGGAAGACGAAGATGCTGGTTTCGATGCGGCCTCGCACATGAAAACCGTTATGACTCCAGAAGGTGGCCTGCCGTCCGGCCGTTATACCCAACCAGATCCGTATGGCCCGTGCATTTGGGTTAACGATACAGACTCACTCGGGCAGCCTGTAAACATCCACGAAAAAGCCAAGCAACTCGCAGAGATGCTCAAATGAAACACCCTCTGGTGGTAATCCCATTCTCGCAGCCGTACACTAACGTTGTACGCTTCAAAAACAACCGGCCAAATTTGTTGAAGACCTTCGCTGGAATGGCCAAAGGACAAGACATCCTGATCCGCTTTACGCTAAAAGCGGATCAACGCAGGATACAAGGCGCGGCCGACAACGCGAGAGTCAGGATAAAGATGGATGAGCACCCGTCGATTGATACAGTCAGGGTAACGTCCTTGGGACCGCAGAGGGAGCGCGTGATGTCCGAGATAGCCCCTGGCCGTGTCCTGCGCTTTAAGACCCGAAGATGCGTTCCCTTGGGAAAGCAGCCACAGAAATCGAAGCCGCGGCGGAGTCCACGTCCCCCCGTGGCGGACCCGTTGCGCCAGGTGGAGGAATGAGTCCCAGCCATGTTCTCGGAATCGATCCAGGACTCAGCGGCGCCCTGTGCCTTCTCTCCATCCAAGCCAAGGCCATCGAGGGCATCTTCGACATGCCCGTCACCGGCGGCCAGGTCGATCCCGCCAAATTGGCGGCCATCGTCGACCAACTCAATTTCCAAACCAACCGCCACATCCATGCCGCGGTGGAGCTGGTCAGCTCAATGCCCCGTCAGGCCGGCGCGTTCAACTTCGGCCGCAGCGCCGGCGTCGTCCACGGGGTGCTGGGCGCCCTGGGCGTTCCCTACACCTTGGTGAGTCCCAATGTTTGGAAAGGCGCGACGGGCCTGCACAGGATGTCGGGAGAGAGCCAGGCTGATGTCAAGAGCCGCGCGAGATTCCTGGCCCAAAAACTCTGGCCTGAGCAGGCCGCCCAGTTTAAGCGGATCAAAGACGATGGACGGGCTGAGGCGGCGCTGTTAGCCCGGTATTTTGCTAACAAACAAGGATGGTTGTGATGGGCGACATGGCGGAGTACTACCTGCAACAGGGCATGGACGCCTGGTTGTCGGGAGAGTATGACGACGAAGGCGAGGACTATACCCCGCGGGTGAAGACCTGCCGAAGTTGCCGGGCTACAAACTTGGAGTGGGGCCGCCGGGCGGGTAGATGGGCGCTGTTCGATTCTGCGGGGAATCTGCATGTTTGCAGGCCGAAGGATGTGTTCAAGTGACATATCGATCCCCGCTCATCCAGCCCTTCGGCTATCAACTGACCGGCGCGGAGTTCCTCAAGATCCATCTTCAAGCCTTGCTGGCTGATGCCCCTGGAGTCGGCAAGACGGGGACTGCAATCCGTGCCGCGGACTTGGTCGGCGCCGCTAACATTCTGGTGGTGTGCCCAGCGAGCACGAGGGTCCAATGGGGGCGTGAATTCGAGCGATTCAGTCCGATGGACAGGCCGCTCCAAATTTGTATGCCTGGCGATACACCCAGCACATCTGGGGTCGTGATCCTTTTTTACGATCAGGCGATCAAGTGCCTCGATCTCCTTATGTCAGTCCAGTGGGACGTGCTCATCCTTGACGAGGCCCACTATCTGAAAGAGCGATACAAGGTTGGCAAAAAAACCTCCGGTTACCGCACCAAAGCAATATACGGTTTTGGCCGCCGTTTTCCCGGTCTTATCACGAAGGCCAAGCGATGCTGGCGCCTAACCGGAACGCCTGCCCCAAACAATGCGTCTGAACTTTGGACACACCTTAAGTCGGCCGGACTCACGGATCAGCCATACTGGGATCACACATTTCACTTCTGCAACGGTTTTGATAGCGAGCATGGCTTCAGATTTACATCCCACAAGAACGTTCCTGAACTCCAAAAACTCCTGGCTCCTTTCATGCTTCGCCGCACCAAAGCGGAGGTCCAGCCCGATCTTCATGAGCCGATGTTTGAGACCATCACGGTCGCACGCAGTGACGCGGCTCTTCCTCCTGAACTCCAGGCGCTCGTCCCCCAACTGGATCAGGCCGACACTCAGCTCCAGGAGGCTCTCTCTTCCGGCAGCTCCGGCGACCAGCTCAGTACCCTGGAGTCCATGGCGTCGAGTTTGGCCACGCTCCGTCGTTATACCGCGATGGCCAAACTTCCTGCGCTCGCCGAGCAAATCGAGGAGGATCTCACCACCAACCAGATCCCTAAGTTGGTCGTCTTTGCGATTCACAAAATTTGTATTCGCTGGCTCGCGGAAAAATTAGCCAAATTTCATCCCCTCACGATCTCCGGCGATACCCCCGCGGAGAAGCGGCAGCCCAACATTGACAGATTTCAATCTGACCCCAGCGTGCGTCTTATAATCGGCAACATAGCGGCCATGGGTACCGGTGTCGACGGGCTCCAGAACGTCTGCGATGAGGCGATTTTTGTTGAGCAGGATTGGGTACCAAGCTCGAATGCCCAGGCAATTATGCGCCTCTGCCGCATTGGCCAGAAGAACCCAGTGCGCGCCAGAATTTTCAGTCTCTATGGCTCGGTGGACGAACGGGTCCAGGATGTATTGGCCGATAAGATGCGCGAATTGGCGAGGATTTTATGACCTGAAATTTTTCTCTTGACATCCATCCAAGCATGATCTAGGGTTATCTGGAATTCACAACGCACCAACCTGAAAGGCACAAATGCAAATCAATTTCGACACTTCAAATTCTGGCCCGCAGGAAGGTTTGGCTCTCATCGCACTCCTGATGGCTTTGTATCCCAATTCTGGTCAACTCACAGGCAACCTCACCCCCCAACAAACCCCACCGGCGCCATCCCCCAAGAACGAAGAGCAGGCTATCTTCGGCGTTCCCGACTCCTCAACCGATCCCAACCCCGGTCCCGCGCCCACCACTTCAGCCCCGGCCCCCACCCCCACCCCCATCAACGAGCCCGCCAAGCGCACCCGCCGCACCAAGGCAGAGATCGCTGCCGACGAGGCAGCAAAGAACGTTCCCGCAGCCAGCGCTGTCGCAGAGGCCGAGAGAGTAGCGCAGGAAGGCCACCCAGAGGAAGCTGAAGTCATCCTCAAAGAATCCGCCGCGACTCCCGTTAAACCCATCACCGCCGACGAGCTGCGCACCCTCCTCAACGCCTACATCGCCAAGCACTCCATGGAAGACGCGATCGGTCAATTGAAGGCCTACGGCTGCAACCGGGTCTCTGAAGCTCTCACCCTGGTTCCTGCCGAACTGAACGGCCTTGCCGAGGCGCTCCGTGGGTAGCCGCAGCGGAGCCCTCACTATCGTCCCTACCGGCCCCGGCGCCCATTCCAAACTTCCACCCTCCGGGGCGGAACGCTGGATGACCTGCCCTGGCTCTGTCGTGCTCAGCGAAGGGATGCCCGAAAGCGAGTCTGAGTACGCGGCGGAGGGCACCAGGGCGCACGCCTTCGCCCAGCGCTGGCTGCTCATGCACTTCGCGCAGCATGGCAGCGAGCCAACCCCATCCTCTCCGGAGGAGATCGAAATAAAAAAGCACATCAAGGTTTACATCGACGAGTGTGTCTCCCTGGCTATCAAGGGTGCCAAACTCTATGTTGAGACAAAGGTCGCGGTCAACAACGATGTGTACGGCACCGCGGACTTCATCGCATGGCACCCCAGCACCGCCACCCTCTACGTTCGCGACCTCAAGTACGGCGCCGGCGTTGCCGTGGCCATCGAACGGAATGTTCAGCTCCGCATCTACGCCCTGGCTGCGCTGATGACGATGAAGTTGCCGGCCAAGGTCGTCAACATCGGCGTCGTCCAGCCGCGTTACGATCACCCGGACGGTCTGGTGCGCAGCGTCGATTTCGACACCACTGACCTCCTGGACCTGCACGCGGATGTTTTGGAGGCGACCGAGCGCGTCACCTTGGCTGAGAAGGCGAAAGGGATGGCAGGCTGGGATAACAATTTTCTCAGGCCCTCTGAGAAGGGCTGCCGGTGGTGCCTGGCCTCCCCCAAATGCCCAGCGCTCAAGAGCAGAGCGCAGGCCTTGGCCAAGCAAGTCTTCGCTCCAGGCCTTCCCTACGACCCGCTCAAACTGGCGCAGACGCTCGACTTCCTTCCGATCCTGGAAGGCTGGATCAAGAATACCCGTGAGTTTGCTTATGGTGAGGCCGAGAAGGGCACCGAGATCCCCGATTACAAACTGGTCGAGAAGACAGCCATTCGGAAATGGAAAGAGGGACTTCCCGATCCAGGCTTCGCCTTGGCCAAGCACCTGGGCTGCGACGAGAAAGATGTTTGGAAGCCGAAGGAACTCATCAACGTAGGCGACGCCGAAATACTCGCTCCCGGCAAGAACGCCAAGGAACGCGCCGCTATGCTGGAACCATTTGTGGAAAGAAAGTCCAGCGGCCACACCCTGGTTCACATCAGCGACAAACGCGATCCGATCAGGATCGACGCCAAGGCTGCGTTTGGCGCAACAACGATTGCGGGGATACTCGAATGAGAACAAAAGTCACCGTAGCTCAAAAAGTAACTCTCAATCAATTGGCCCCAGTTCTTGTAGAATATGCGATTGACGCCGCCACTACAAATTCCATGACTACGCGCTTCGGGTCTCACGCATACTACGCGCTCAAGCAAGAATATGGCGAAGCGAAGCTCACCGCCGCGTGGGAGTTGGTAGGAAAACCGTTGAAAGAGCGTTTGGCTATTCACACCCAAGCGATGAATAAGATTGTGGAAGACTGGCGAGTCAAAGCGCTAAACGCGATTCGCCGACAAGTAACACGTAGCTAACCAACTTTTTCGTAAGGCACGAGCACCATGCTCCCCAGCCGATATCCGACAGCCATAACCGACAGCCCAACCCACAAGGAGATAACAACAATGTCAGCCGACAACCTGATTACCCCTGAATTCCGCGCCACTTTCATCAGCGTGTTCCGCGCCACCAGCATGAAGAACGCCGATGGCTCCGTCAACAAACCCAAATTCTCCATCCGCGCTGCGTTCCCGCCCACAGCGAAACTCGACGCGCTCAAGAAAGAAGCCGAGATGGCCGCCAGGGAGAAGTGGGGAG